ATGAAGAGTGAAATAGTAAAAAAAGTTATGGCAGAAAAACGCCGTATGACCATAGGTCAATTAACAGACAAGCTTATTAGCGGAGATTTACGCCGTGAATTAGGCATGGATAAAACAGAATTTGCCGAGTTGGTTAATGTCATGCGCTCAACCATTCGCAGGATTGAAGGGCTTGAGGCTACGCCTCGTATGAGATTGATATTTAATACCGCCGCTGCGTTACGTATTGGCATAGATTTCCCGATTATCGAAGAAAAGACAAAGAGGTAGCTATGCGCCGTTACATCATTACGGATAAAGATATTTTCGACGCTTTCCAGAGGTGGACAAGCCCAAAACTGAATGAACAGAAAATGCATACCAGTTTCATTCGTCAGGCCGTGTGTCGTATTCACCCTGACAAAGTAATTCTCCAGTATGACATTCGTCAGAAGTTAAAAAATATGGCTTCGCGTGGGTTGGTAACTGAGGTTCGTCTAAGCCCGAATGCAACAGCCTGGATGATTACTAACGGTGATTTGAATGGACAAAATTAAGACCAGAAGAAGCGAGCGTCGTTTATCCCGTTACCTTATCGAAGAAGCATTAAGGCTGGTGGCTGAGCGCAGCGAATGTGAAGGGGTGAGCAAGGAAACAGCTAAGCGCCATGCCTCGGCCATTCGCGGGGTGATTCCAGCGCTTGGAGTTGTTAAGAGCAAGGTAATTAAACCGGGTGTATGGGTGGCTTTATATGCTCGCAACGATTCAACATCGACGGTAATCAGCAACATGAAGTTTACCGCCGTTATTTTTGAGTGGGCGGGACAACAGGATTATGAGGATGCAGCTTTTTACGTTGCTATCGCGAATGCGATCCGTACCGCACTGGCAGTAAGGGGGGATAAATGACAATCGACAAACAGGCGCTTCGTGAAGAGTTATCGAAACAGGGCTGAGAGTCGCATAGCAGAACTGGAAAGCAATCCAATAGCGACGCTGGATGTGCAAAGCGGGAGGGCTGACGGTAACAAGTTTGCACTGGTCTATTCATCTGCTGCACACAAATTACCTGATGACGTTTACCACCTATGCGTCGCCGCCGCTGGCATCGCTAAGGGGGCGTAAATGGGAGTAGTAGAGGGTTACAGCGCTGACCTGTATTGCGATTGCGATAAATGCCAGAGCGCCAAAAGCGACCATAAAAAATCATTTTTAGAACTGGTTGGAGAAAACAGGTCGGAGATAAATCGAGAGGCAAAATTGTTGGGCTGGACAATAACAAAAGACCGCATGAATTGCTACGCACCAGGACACGCGGCGAAAGGGGGACAATCATGACCACTATTACCAGAGAACAGCAAAAACAGATTTTAATTGATACCGCTAATCACGTAATCAGTCGTGATAACACGTCACCGTATAGCGAAAACCTGCGCGAACTGGCGCGTATCGCGCTGGCATCGCTGGACGCTGATAAACCAGAATTAAAAATCGCTGAGCTTATTAATAAATTCTACGAGCGCTACCCGCTTGCATCATTCAATAAAGATACAGATAGAGCCGAGGCGTTAGGTTATTTCCTGGCTGGCGCTGAATTGCAGTGTTTTGGTGAGTTCATTAAATACGAGGAATTGTTCGGAGATGAATAACAAGCTAACAGACGAACGCGTTTCAAATGCAACACTGATTCGGCTCATTCAGTGGGCTGAACAGCACAATAGCCATTATGTTGCAGCGGCCCTGTGTGAGCTACAGGAACGCCGCAAGGCTGATAGCGCAGAGCCAGCCGGATACCACGTCATCAAAGAGTGCGGAAAGGTTGGCTGTAGTGTTGCAACGCTTGAGGAAGCTGAGAAAACTCGGGATTTCTGGAATAAAAAGTGGATTATCAGGCCGTATTTCTACTCCGCAGCGCCAGCGCCGGTAGTGCCGGATGACTGGGTAATGGTGCCAAAGGAACCAACGCGCCAAATGATGGCTCAAGGTCATTTCGCCATGAAAGGTACAGACCGGGGTAAATTTAGGCGTATTTATCAGGCGATGATAACTGCTGCGCCAGATTTAAACAAAGGTGGCATTAATGCTGAGTGATTTGTTGATTATGGTTGACCGTCGCGCTAAGGCGGTCAGTTTGCGCGAAAAAACAATCATCAACGAGCGTCACGCTGTCAGAATGCTAGAGCCGGTTCTTTCTTTAGGGGTGCGTGCTGCAAGTGTGCCAGATACATGGGTAAGGTATGCCGACAGATGCATTGATAATGGTCTGGCGGCGTCCACTGTTCGCCAGCGAATTGATTGTGTTGCTGCTGTAGTTGCCTGGGTGATTCATGCTGATATCAAATTCAAGCCAGCCGCACCCGGTTCATTGGGTAGAATGCTGGAGGCTATGCGTACCGCAGCAAGAGTGATTGGTAAGAGGATTAAACGCCATAGAGCCCTAAGCAGACCAGCACGCGTAAGTGTTGATGAATATGCCGCCGTTGTTCGTGATATTGAATCCCTACGCGAACCATACAGAACAGCTACGAGACTGATGCTGTGTTTTGGATTAAGGGCATCAGAAACACTTTCACTGTCTCGTAATTCACTTATCGCAAGTGGTAGGTTGTTTATTCCAGACCGTTGCACAAAGACGCATTCTGACCTGCTTTTGCCGCTTCCAGTTAAGTATATTCCGCTAATTGATGAATGGTTAGGTGTAATAGGGGAGTCAGAAATTAAATACAATACGTTGGTAACTACGATTTCTCGCGCGGGTATAAAGTGGCGTTGTCATGACTTGCGAAAACTATTCCGCACTTCTGCTGCTGTTCGTGGTGAGGATTACCTCGCAACTGAATTAATCCTCAATCATGCAGTCAAAGACGTGCCTAGTGTTTATTTGCAATCACCTCCATTTGCATCAATGAGAAAAGTATTAACCAACTCAATAGAAGAATATTTACAGGTCAGAGGGTAGGAAATGTCAAAGTCAGCGATAAAAGATAATGATGTAATGTATCAAAAGAAGTATCCAAGAGATTGCCTGTTTAAATTACTTCAATTGCGCACAAATCTGAAAGCAAAACCTGATATTTACCGTGTAGAAATGATTAGCCGTAAAGGTGAAAATATATTGATGGGAGGCCGTAAAACAACACAGGAGGCAATAGCGCTTTACCAGGATATAGCAACGTTGAGCGCGGCAGAGGTAGAAATGGCTTTCAGTAGCATGGTGTAAACAACGTCAGCAGAACGTACCCGGCAAATGCCGGGTTTTTTTGTACCTGCAAAACATGTAACCACCAATGGGAATGTAAATAAATAGTTAAATGTGAATTAACAATATAGAAACATAAATCATGTTAAAAACGTTAACATAATGGTTAAATTTTTGTTGTGTGGATAAGTTTATTTGAATCACAACAATGAGCAAAAATATGTGATTAATATCAACATACAACAATTAACACCGTAAAAATATTTAATTAAACAAAATCAATTGATTATAAAAGATGGTTATTTTCTGTTCGCTTTCAGTGCGTTTTTTAGCGTCAATACATTGCATTCAGCCAGCGATAAGAAATAAAAAAATTAAGATATAAAAATCACTATATAAATCATAATGCTTTGTTAGTGAGGCAAACGGATATATAAGGTTGGACATTCTGAGAAATAAGGTGAGATTGAGCAAAGAACAGTCAAAAACAGCACAATCGTTAACAAATGTTTCAGGTAGAAATAAAGCTGTACGCGAGTGGGTTTTATTAAATCAATAATAATCAATAGAATATATGCTTTATGGGGTGTGGCACCATAAAGATGAACAGAAATGTTTCTGCAACCTCATCAGACCAGATGCTTTAACATATTGACAAGAGGAAAACCAACCAACCGCAAAAGTGGAAAGCTGTAGTAATGAAAGGGATGGAAAAGTATTAAATCACGCTCAGGCTTGTTTCCACCAGCGTTGAGGGTATTCATATCATTTTCTGGCTGTAAATCATTACGGGTAAATAGTTGCCCGTTTAATAATTATGAGTCTGTTACATATTAAATGCTCACAAATCAGCCATTACAATTTAAACAAAGCGATAACATTAAAACTGGCACGATAAATGTTATCCACAACAGAATCCAGAACTCACGCCGTTTTGAAGTGATATTGACCACTAACATAATTCGTGCAGGTGGCAACTTTTATTGCGTTTATCCACAGATTCAGCCTTGTACCAAATATTGACATATTACCGCTGGCGGCGTTTCTGTAATTATCCTGAGCGTTGTCTTTAAATCTCTTCTATATAAGGAGGTGATTTTTATGGCTTACGGGCGTCAGTTCGAGATAACCGTTAATTGCACAGATGGCGAGACGATTCACATTACTGATGTAGATGTGGATTTTTCGTCTGTGCGTGACGATGAAAAAGAACCGAACGAAGCTGAGTTGACCATGTGGGGGCTCACGCCTCAGACGCAGAATGCAATCGCTCAGGCTGGCTCTACCGTCAGCGTTGCTGCTGGCTATATAGATGAAGGAATGTTCACTCTTTTTCAGGGGGAGCTAATCAGTGCCGTCACCATCAAGCCTAACGAGGTTTACGGCCTGAAAATGAAAATTTATGAGGCGCTTATTCCATTCCGCGCCAGCGTAACATCGCGCACTTTTCGAAAGGGGCAAAACCTTAGAGAAGCTGTGCTGCTGGTTGCGTCAGATATGGGGCTAGGGTGTCAGGTTTCGAAAGCCGCTGCTGCATTAGTGCTGCCTAAGAATATCAGTGGTGTCGCATTATCCCGCGATGTGCTGAACAGCTTATGCAAGCCAGTTAATGCAACATGGTCAATTCAATACCAGTCGATAGTCGTCACTGCCAGTGATTCAGTTCTTAATGGTGCTGCTATTTTCTCACCTGAAACAGGCTTACTCGGTGCTCCGTTTTTGAAAATTCACTCACCAAAGCGCACCAAAAAAAGAACCCATCAGAAAAAGACCAAATCCAGAAGAAGCACGATAAGAGCATAACTACGTATAAATGGCCCCCAAAAGGCTCTCAGGTTGATTACTCAAAAGGCGCTCGTCGCCAGATGGGGGTTATTGAAGCTATTACTTGGGAGTCGCTTTTACGTGGCGGCGTTGAGATTGGCGAACAGATAGAGCTTACGTCTCCTTCAATGGGTGAAGGATGGAACATCATTGTTAAGAAAATATCCCACAGATTCAGTACGCGTGACCGTCAGGCATGGTCAACATCGTGGGAGGGAATCATTGCATGAGGCCGGGAAGTCAGGTTACTGCAATCATCGAGCAGGCGCTTAATTCAGCGCTTTTTGCTCTTGAGGCTGTGATTGTATCCGTATACGAAGGGCGTGCAACGGTCAGGCCAACACCTAAGCGCTTATTTGGCGACAATCCAGATCCTGTTGCTTATCCAATTGTTGAAAATGTGCGCCTTCTTTCTCTGGTCTGGGATGGCGGTAAGTCCGGCATCAGCGGTCGAGTTTTACCCGGTGATGAGTGCTTATTAATAGCGCTGTCCCACGGCGACGGTGACGAACCAGACCACAAAACCTTCTCAAATTCCGTCGCTCTGTGCGGTTTCTCAGATAAAGCCATTCATCAGATGCCAGATAGTCCAGGTATTCGTGTTTTCAGCGGAAGCGCCTTCATTGAGTGGGATGACGGAAGCATTAAAGGCGATACCGGGAAGGGCGCAACATTCACATTTGCGGGCGACAAAATGACCGTTAACGCTCCGGGCGGCATCGATATGACCGCACCAATGACCACTATCAACGGGGATTTAACGATTTCCGGCTCTGTCAGTCAGGGGGCCGGAGGTGGTGGAAATGCTGAATTTGGCGGCAACGTAAAAGTAACCGGAAATAGCGAAGCGGCTGACCATATCAGTGGCGGCAAGTCCTTCAATTCTCATACCCACAAAGAAAATGGACAGGGTAGCCAGACCAACAAGCCGACATAAGGAGAATAAATGAAACTAAATGACCATGCGGCGCAGATTGCGCTTTCAAACAAAGGCTTTCTGATGGCTGGAGATTACAGCACTACCATCAGCAAAGGCGAGATTATCAACGTCACTGAGCGTACCGGGCTCATCGTAGAGAGAGTCGAGTGTATTCCACTGATTAATGCACCTCTTTATATGGTTATGGCGACATGTCGTGAATCTAAAGACCAGTACATGCCGTTCTACTGCGATTTGCCATTTGAACTTCCTCATCATGCAGCTATGGCGCAGATGCTGAACGACGCGGGAGAAGGTTTCGATCTTGATGACCTGCTGGATATTGAATCACTTGATGCGGCGGTAACAGTAGTTCACGTTGAGAAGTGGATGCATACAGAATGAATATCACAACAACACAGTATCGTCAGGGTGTGAAAGGCTGTTTTCTTTCAACGCACAGGCCACAACCAGATGAATTATTAACGCTCGTTATGCCTACGTGCAGGGGGAAGCGATTTATTCCCGTTGGAAAGGTGCAGCGGATTGAGGCTGTTGGTTCGGGCCGGTGCCTTGTCTGGGTTTCTAAACTGGCATTTGTTGAGGGGATGAACTACTGATGCTGGACATTATGCAGGATGAAGACGGGGTAATTCTCCGTAACGGTGATTTCGTACTGGACGGCGGCATTGATGGCATTGCGCAGCAGGCAGAAATAAGGGTAGGGACAAATCGCGGTGAATGGTGGCTTGATGAAACGCAGGGATTACCGTGGATATCCGGCATCATGGCGTCACGTCTTCCTGTGTCAATTGTTTCCAATATGATTAATGCCGAGGCCAGACGTACTCAGGGGGTCAGCGACGCCAGAACCACAACCATCAACGATGAGAAGGGGAATTACACAATTCGCTTTGCGATCTACGTTGGCTCGGACAGTACAGAGGTAACCAGTGGAATTAGTTAACAATAGTGGCTGGCATGGTGTAAGGCTGCCTGAGCTACGGGGCGATAAGTACGAAAAATTAAAGGCAGCATTAGGTGAGGTTAACCCGGACGGAGATTCGCTTGTCGGACAGACGATAGCAATAGTAGCGGAAGATGACTTAAACATTATTGAAGCTATTGGCTGGGTGTTTTCCGGTTTTTTTATTTCAATGGCAGAGGGGGTGCAATTAGACGGGTTGGGAGAGCGTTTTAATCTTCCTCGTTACGGGCTAACTCGCTCACTGGCTTATGTTCTTCACCTTTTGCAGCCGGGGCAGGTAATCAAATCGGGAGAGACGTTTACTATCTCAGGTAGTGCAGGGTATTGGGCTTCAAACAACGAAATAAGAGAAAATGGCAAGGCAGCAACTGGTTACGTACTGAGAGTTCGTAATAATGCCATAACAACCGGAAATACCTTTACTATCAATATATCAGGTAAACCATTTTCAACTCAGTTTCAGGAAGGTGATACATCCGAATCGATACTCAGTCGCCTGTATACGCAAATTACAGCGGCTGAAACATCGTTTACAACATATAAATCGTCATATGGCACGTTACTTTATGCTGCTGATGGCAGGACACTGATTCAGTTTTCCTTTGCAGATGATGTATTTGATATTGTCAGGGCTGGTATACCGGCAGTTGCTTACTACCAGAGTGATACAGAGTTTCCGGCTGTATTGTTTGGCTATGTTGCGACTGATGAAATTCTGGTACTGGCAAACGGTGTTAAAGGCTATCTCATTGAAGATGATGAGTCTTATCGCGTGCGCATACAGGCAGCAGCAGCGGCGGCACGCGTTAACATCAGCGCATCACGTCCCGGCATTAAAAATGCCGTCTTAGCTGTCAGTGGAGTCTCTTACGCATCAGTAGAAGTAAACCGGGGTATTAATACCAACGCAGAGGGAATCCCCGGTAAGTCGATACAGGTATTTGTAGCTGGTGGTGATGATAATGCAATTGCACAGGCCATTTATGATGCTGCCGCCGCAGAATGCGGTTTTCATGGCGATACGTCAGGAATTGCAACAGATGGCGAGATAACGGAAACGGTATATTTCAGCCGTCAGAGTTTCCAGCTTGTTTACGTCGATGTGTCTGGCGATTTCTGGGATAGCGAAACAACTGGCAGACCTACGGATTATGTCAGCGTGGCA